TTTGTCCGAAATGACGTTAAACTATCTTTATTGTTTTTCATAGAGGAGGAAATAAAAAATGAAAAACTTACTTAGCGTATTAAATGCTGTTATTGAAAATAAAAAGGCAGAAGAATACAATGCCAAAATTAATCAATGTCGTAGAGGCATGCTGAAATCGAAAGATTTTAAGAAATATGCCTTCATGGCATTCGAGGAGATGGATATCGTTAAGAGTGATCCACTCCACAATGTTAACAGCATAGAAGGAAAGGTATCTGTACCAATCCCGACATTCAAATTCTATGTCGACAAAAAGGATAATATCTATGCTAATATAGAATTATCTCGTGTATCAGTCGTAGGCATGTTCGTAGAAGAACATGTCAAACAGATGCCTGTAAAGACAGGTAAGATTTCCTTGAAAGCAGAGGTAGAGTGGGACGCTGAACAAACGTCCTTAGTCGATACTCTGCCTGGAGTATTCGCCATTGATGTTGGCGATATCATTCAATCAAAGGGTGGTGTGTATGCAGAAGAAATATTAAGTCGTATTCAGGCTTACAAGGAATTTATGCCTGAGACTGGCTGTAAATTCGTAAACACTTCTTCATCTTCTGCAAGACAAGGAAAGTCCAATTGGGCTTCCATGCCTTATGCGGACGAGTATTTAGAGCGGTGCTTCCAAATTGTTGGCGGTATCGACGAAGAAGGACTTGACCTAACTCCAGGCAAGGCCCAAAAGCTCGCAACAAGAGCTGGGCATAGCCAAGTCGATGGCAAACGCTTACATGTTGATTTAGATGAATATTGCTTTGTTGTAAAAAGAGCTTTCGACAAGCAAGATTCGTTTGATGGGATGGTATGGCATAACCACGATTGGTTTTGCCGTGAATATGGCTTGCCATCCCAAGAAGTAAATAGTTACCATCAAGGACGGTTGATGAACTGCTCAAAGGATGGTAGCTATCCAGTATCTGAAGCTACTATTACTGAAGAGAAGGAATTTATTAAGCTTATCGAGAATGTGAAATACTGCGAGGAACCGATGGAAATCGATACGGCTGAAAAACAATACACAGCATGGATCGTAGGCAATCCAGATGGAAAATGCATTTCCATTCTGGATCTTAATGCATGGAAAATCTCTCCACGTATTAAATTAAACGAGGACGCAAAAGTATTAATTGTGATGAAGTTTAATCACACAACAAGAGCTCGTATTGGCGCTCAAGGTGGCCAGTACGCTGCTCTTGACGAGGTGAAATGTAACTTGTAATAGGAGGAAAAATGAAAGAGGTTAAAAAATTTAAAGTTAAAGCCGCATTTGAAAATGCTATTCAAAACGCAGTGATTAACACAATCCATGAAAGCTTTGAAGGAAGCTTTGATGGTGCGATTCAAGACAAATTATTGTTTGTGAATGGTAATAGACTATTCACGGATAAAAAAGTGGCGTATCAGAAGATTTCTTCTGCAGCTAAAAACGTAACTAAAAAGACAAGAGATTTAAAAGGGTCTCTTGCTAAAGAGTCTCGTTTGTTGGTAGGTGTCGTAGATCCTTTCCGCGAATACATCGATGGCGGTGTCCTCGAAGAAGGACAAGCAGTCATCCATAACGATCTTTACAAGAGAATGAAGAAGTATGCGAATGAAGATGATACCATCGATTTCGCTGCTCTTCGCTCTCCAACATGTGGAGAGTTTTATAAAGGCAAATTGTTATCCGTTAACATGATAATTAATAATCTTATCGAAAGAAAAGATGAGATTGTTAATAAAATGATTAATGAGCTAAAAGAAAAGCTTGTTGAAAACGGAAGGGAATTGTCTGACGAACAAATTACTCACATCTGTGAGCGTAGATTCTACCATTGCATTGAAAAGCTTACAATGCTAGACATCAACTGTGTAATGGTTACGGGGTCTGAGTACTTCAAGTCATGCACAGGCGGTTCCGACTTTGATACAGATAAATTCTGTATCTTCGTCGGTCCAGATCTAATATTCTTTGAAGACCGTAAGAACTTTTCTGTAGCAATTCCTGCAGAGATGGGCGAAGGCGAGCTTATCAGCTTCCGCGGTCGTCATGACATGTTGAATAAAACATTCCACATGTTGCTAAAATTGACGACTACAACAGTGGATGAACAAATGAGCTTGCAGTCAAGAATTGTAGCTTTTATCAGCTCCATTCTTGAAGACAAGGAAGAGGCTGACCCAGCAATGGATAAAGTCAGAGAAAATCTTGAAGAGATCCAAGAAGAACATTCTAATAAAGAATATGTTCGTCTATTCTCTGACGATCAAGATATTGAAGAAGGCGTTTTAAGTAATGCATTCTTTAAGTCTATGTTTAAGACTTTCGTTGATTCTAGTCGTAGCAACGAAAGTATTTTAAACTATCTTCTTGACTGCGTTCATATTGGCGCAGCAGTTGGTGGTATGACCATTGATATGGCCAAAACTGCCTTAGATTTATTTAGCCCGTTTATGGGATTCTTGGATGGTATCTCTCAAAAAAGAAGATCCAATCCTAGCTTAGTTTCCTTCATTAAAAATGAAGGTTTGTTTGTGTTCGCTACAGAAAGCGAAGAAAAGGAATACAAAAATGAAAAAAGAAAACAATCAAAATAACAACGAGAAAATAATCATTAGAGATGCTATGGATGACGCAATGGATAACGTCATGACTGCATCTTGTGACTACTTAAAAGAGTATATCGCAGAATTGGGCTTATCTTACGATAGTCCATTCGATGAAGAAGTTAAATCTTCGAAGTCTGTGATCGATGTTATTAATATGACATTAACTGACTGCAAAAACGCAGACAGTGTGTTAGATGACTCTTATAAGGCAGAGTCTCCATTCTCTGCAGTGTTGCCATATGCGCAAAACATGTTGCGTATGCTGTACGCAGAAAACTCTGACGCTGCATATAAGATTTCTAAACAAAATGGATTAAACTACGCAGAAGTAGTATTTCCGTACGATGCGTTGTACGAAGAGGTATGTCAACATGAAGCTCCTGAAACTCTTGTAAAGTTTCATGAGGTTTGCGGCCGAACAAACGGTTGGAGAGCGTTCTTCAACTACGGCTCCTTCGTCGACGGAGAGTATACTCGTGGCGATGTAATTACTTTCGTCGACGGCGTATCCGAAGATGAAAGTCTTTATACGCACAAATCCGTTAATGGCGAATATGAACTATTTATCAAAAACGGTATTGTATTCATAGTACAGCACATCATGGACACAGAAGAGTGTCCTGGTGAAATGGATACAAAATTCTTCTTAAGATCTGGAAGTAATTATAATTTCACTAAAATCATTAACAAATTCCAAAAGTTAGAACAAGAAGGTGTCGAAGTAAAAGATAAGCTTGAATTTCTTCTTGGTTCTGAAGCAAGAAACAGAAAAGCCGTTAATCTTAAAGGTGAACTGGTTTCTGGCGACGGTATTTATGCCGTAAGTCGTAAAGGCAAATTTGCTGGCAAAACTGTTAAAATTTGTGACGTTGATGAAGTCACAGTTGACAGCATCAAAGGAAATAAAGATGCTAGTGAATATAGAAAATTGTTCACTGGCAAAATTGTAGTAGACAAAGTGTTGTTTACTACAATCAAAAGTGGTGGATCCGATATCAATAGCTCTGTGCTATTATGCCGTAAAGCTTAGGATCCCCCTTCGGGGCCCGTTAGGGATTAAAGAGAGAAGAAGCACAATTCTCTCCTTGGTCCTTAACGGCTGCCCTCTATTTTTTATTTCTTGGTGTGGAGTTTGCTATCTAAGGATAGTAGGCCTCCGGCCCGAAATTATTTACGAGGAATATTCCTCATCTATTTTAATATTTCATGGCGACCGTTCCATGTAAAAATACCGGCAGAGGAGACTATCATGTTAAACACAACTATTATCGCATTACACTTAGGTCTTTTGGCTCGTAATATTCACAACGTTGAAATTCTTGACGTTATGGATTACGGTAATGGTATTGATATCTGCTTTAAAGAAGCAGACGGTAAGGTATGGTGCCTTACTGAAAATATTATGCCAGAAGAATGGTGTGAATTATTAGAAAGAGCTAAAAAGATTTCTCGCAAGAGAAGTGTATTAGCTCTTATCTAGTATATATAATCGTATTTAGTTATGGATTATTATATCTGTAGCTAAATACGATTTTTTAAATAATATTGTCCGGTGGCAGTCGCCCGCATGCGGGACCATATTCGACTTCCGACGCTCATGACGGTTTCGCTATCGCTCAGGTCATTTCGTCTCTAGTCGTCGAATATTCGACTGTCACCTTTATATGTATTTCGGCGTAGTCCTATACTTAATCTTTATCCAAACTTATTTTATTAATTTAATTTATTCAATCCGGCGGTATCAGTTTACTAGTATGTAACTTGCCCCGCCGGGGCGAAATTTATTATGAGGGAATTTTCCCTTTAATACGTTATTCTTATGAGGAGGAAATTATGAAGTACGTATTTTTCGGTAATCTTGCCGAACCTTATATTGCAAAATGCGATAGCATTATTGATGCTATTGATTGGTTTTATATGGAAGCTAATGGTATAGCTATTGGCTTCCGTCCTGAATATATTGTTATACGTGGTATGAAGGTAGCACGTATGGGAACTGTTATCAGAAAGAAAGATGGAAGTTTAAATAAAGGGATTGTTTACGCGGTCCCATTTAAATCTCTTTCACGGCTCAAACATTTGATTAAATAATGCCACTCCGTGGCGAAATCTTCTTTGAGGGGCTTTCCCTCATTCTAGTATTCAACATATGGGAGGTAAAAATTATGTTGACAATTACTTATCTTTATACATTAAAATTAAATAATTCTTATTTGAGCATTTACTCTGAGGACAGCACTATGTCCGTATTAAAAGAGTATCCAGGTGCTCAGCTTGTTAGCAAAAATGAAGTTGGCTATAAGATGGTTATGGCTGACTGATTAATTTAATTATAAGGGCGTTAGATAAATAAATATTTAGCGCCCGTATCATTCGCTCAAAAAAGGAGATTATCATGAACGCAGTTAAATCTTATTTAAACACTTGGTATGCAGTGTCCCCTTGGACATATCGTATTTGTTTCTTTGCTCTAGGATACAGTATTGTATCTTTATTTATTTAACAGGAGGTCTATCATGGACAAAATTTTATTTAAATTAGATAAAAAGTATAATGAAAGCCCTTGGCTCTTTAGAATTTTCTTCTTTATGTTAGGCTATATATTAACAGACCTAGTTGTAAAGTTGAATAAAAAATAATCATTCAGTGTGGCGAGGGAGAAGTCAATATCACATCATATCGCTTCTTCCTTTTTCTATTTCGTGTAATTTACGGCTTAGTACCTTCCGACATTCGGTCGGCTCCGCCACGAAATTTTCTTTGCGGGATTTACCGTTTGGATAAATGGCATAGTTCTAAAAAAGAACCTCTTTCTGAACTCCTATACACAAACAATCCTAACTAACGGAACTGTGTCATTTATCCAGATAGTAAATATCTGGTTCTCCTCCTCTCTACTACAACTGTCGTCGGTGAAAACTAGACGACGGCAGTATCGAGTATACTAATTAATATATAATATTAGTATATTGGATACTGTCTTATAAGGGAGGCAGTAAATTTTTAAATAATGGGGTGTCCGGCCCAATCGGACTATTTTATTAAGGAGGCTATTATCATGGCTAAGAAAAATATTATCATTAATGCGGTAGTTGTTGGAACAAAGAATGGTGGTTTTGCACGCGGTTTACAAGCACACGGCAAAGAAAATGTCGCAAAACTACCTAAGCGCGAAGGTCAATTTATCCCTGTTGGGATTTCTCATGTAGTTGACACATTAGGCTTGTTCGTTGCAAAACGTGACGAATACGGCGACATGATTGTACCATTTGTACAATCAGATAACATTGCGATTAAGTGTTATCAGTTGATGGGCTTGCTTGCAAAAGGCCATTCTGCAGAAGAATGTGCTGAGTTAGCTACGAGTAAATATGACACTCTAGAACACACTCAAGCTTATGTTAAGCTAGCAGAAGCATTACAAGCAAACAAAGAAGCAGACGTTCAATTACGCATTATGCGTCAATCTGAACTATCTGGATTTGATTTAGTAGTTCCAGAAGATGTAGTACTTACAGAAGGTCAAGTATTAACATTTAAAGACGGTGTTAGTGAAGAAGGCGTTCGATTTGCTAACAACATGAAGGGTAATTATTCTTACCCAGTTGCAACTCGCCATAATGGCGATTTGTACGCTAAACGTCCGGAAACTGCTACTAACAAATTAATTAACGCTTTGGCATCTAAAGCATTCAACTTGGTTAGAGAAATTCCTAACCGTAAAGTTGAAACAGCTGAAGGTGTATTCTAATTTAAAGGGGGCCGATTGGCTCCCTTATTTTTTTATTTAAATAAGGAGACCTATCATGGCAACTTTTAAACTTGTAAATCAAAATAAAAATCTTTTGGCGTATATCCAAGAAAAAGCAGAGCAAGAGTTTAATGCTACTGTTACAGCAGAAGATAACGCTGTTACTATTGAATGTGATGATGAAGTAGTAGACGACATCATCACAGCCTATAAAATGGCTAAGGTTAAGTCTACAGCTACTGGCCTATTGAACTGGGGCGGTAAAAAAGTTGGCTTCGTTGCTGGCATCACTAAAGATGCTGGTATCGGTGGTATTAAGATTGCCTCCAAAGGTTTGTTTGGCGGTCTTAAAAAGGTCGCTGAATTAGGCATTGGTGGCGTATCAGTAATTACTGACGAAGCAAAAGCTTCTTGGTCTGAATTAAGTAAGAGCGATGAAATTCGTTCTATCAAAAAGAGCTTTGGCTCTACTGGTGATAGTAGTGAAGATATCGTTATGGTTACTGGTGAACAACAAGCAGAAGCCCAAGGTTAGTTATTAAAGAGTTTAGATAATGGGTGCACACGGGAGTGGGTCGCATCTGTTATCTAAACTCTTATTTTTTAAATCCGGAGCCCTGTATATATAAAGTCCGGTCTGAATTCTTAAAAGATTATTTTATTATATACATATACTAGAGATTGGTTTTAATACAATCGATGTGTATATACTAAAATTATTTTTTTTGATATATATGTTGCGTATGCCATATATTTAATGGAAGGCTATGATTACTTATAGCGAGCATTTATTTCGCCTTGGTAAAGCCACACGAGCGCCCTATAAGCGAGCGCCAGCGAGCGAATTAAGTTTTTGTTGTAGATCAGGCCGCGCGAACGCACGTGAGCCGGCCGTTATATTAAAGTTCTCTGTTATCTCTCTTCTTAAGAGAGTAAGCATATTTTATTTTATTTATTTAACAAGGCGAGCGTAAGCGAGCCGTATTGTTGTTCTTTGTTTACTTTCTTTCTAAGAAAGTAAGTAGTTTATTATTTATTATTAGAGTTCTCTGTTTACTCTCTTCTTAAGAGAGTAAGTGTTTATTTATTATTATATTGTAAGCGAGCGAAGCGAGCGTATATCTTCTTTGTTATCTTTCTTCCTAAGAAAGTAAGTTGTATATATTATATATATTATAT